GGAAGTTTTCAAAAGTGGTATTCTCAAAGAACGAACAGACACTGGACGTATCTATCTAGTGTTCATTGACAATGTAATGGATCAAGGTCCGTTCAATCCTGAGTATCACACCATTTACCAGAGTAACCTATGCTGTGAAATACTTTTACCAACAAAATCATTCAAGAGACTTGACGATGCAGAAGGACGCATTGCACTGTGTACACTGGGAAGCGTCAATTGGGGAGCATTCCGTAACCCAGAAGATATGCGGCGCGCTAGCAGGATTCTACATAGGAGTCTTAACAATATATTGGATTACCAAGACTTTCTCTCCATTCAGTCTAAACTAAGCAACGACGAAATCCGCCCCTTAGGCATTGGCGTAACCAATCTTGCTTATTGGCATGCCAAGCGTGGATTAAAGTATGGCGAAAAAGATGCGCTGGCGGAAGTTAAAACTTGGATGGAACACTTGTCATTCTATCTCACAGAAGCCTCAGTAGAACTTGCACAAGAACGTGGTGCTTGTGTGGGCAGCGAACACACACGCTATGGTCAAGGAGTGTTTCCTTGGGAATTACGTGCCACGGGTGTGAACGAACTGACAAACTTTGATCCTGAATTGGATTGGGAAACACTACGCACCAACATGAAAAAACATGGTGTACGTAATGCTACCCAAATGGCCATTGCACCGGTAGAATCCAGCAGCGTGGTCATCAACAGTACTAATGGTATTGAGATGCCCATGAGTCTGATCAGTGTGAAAGAATCCAAAGCAGGCAGTCTAACACAAGTGGTTCCTGAATATCACAAGCTAAAGAACCGATATCAATTGATGTGGGAACAAAAAGACTGTGACGGTTACTTAAAAACCGCAGCAGTACTAGCAGCCTATGTTGACCAAAGCATCAGCACAAATACTTTTTATAACCCAGCACACTTTGCAGATCGTAAAGTACCAATCACATTGATTGCAAAAAATTTGATGCAAGCACATGCCTGGGGTCTTAAAACTTTCTACTACAGTTTGATCAACAAACAAGGTAGTAAATCTCCCGACGAGATAGCACCCACTATGTTAGAACCAATTGATTTTGATAGTGAAGAAGATTGCGAGGCATGCAAATTATGAGTCAAGCACAATACAATTTAACAACCAAAACAGACTATCTCAATCGCAAAATGTTTTTGGACCCAGCAGGTCCAGTGACCATTCAACGGTTTGAAGAAGTAAAATATTCCAAGATTGCCAAATTTGAAGAAACAGCAAGAGGCTTCTTTTGGCAGCCAGAAGAAATTTCTTTGTCAAAGGATGCAACAGATTTTAAAGATGCGTCAGACGCCGTTAAACATATCTTCACCAGTAACCTGCTGAGACAAACTGCATTGGATAGTTTGCAAGGCCGCGGACCAACACAGGTATTCATGCCTGTTATTAGTTTGCCTGAGCTAGAAGCACTAGTCTACAACTGGACATTCTTTGAAACAAATATCCACAGCAAAAGCTATAGTCATATTATCCGTAACATCTACAATGTGCCAAAAGATGTATTCAACACCATACATGACACACAAGAAATTATTGATATGGCGTCAAGTGTGGGCAACTATTATGAAAAATTACACCAATTAAATTGTTTCAAAGAGATCAGTCCAGGAACTGTGTCGGAAGAAAGTCATATCAAAGCAATTTGGATGGCACTGCATGCCAGCTATGCATTGGAAGCATTCAGATTCATGGTATCATTTGCCACCAGTTTGGCCATGGTTGAAAACAAGATCTTCATTGGTAATGGTAACATCATCAGCTTGATTCTTCAAGATGAACTGTTACACAAAGGCTGGACAGCATACATCATCAATCAGGTGATCAAAGAAGACAGCCGTTTTGCAGCAATCAAACAAGAGTGCGAAGCCGAAGTTTATCAACTGTATGTGGATGTGATCCGCGAAGAAAAAGCCTGGGCAGATTACTTGTTCAACAAAGGCCCAGTAATTGGATTGAATGCAGCCGTACTCAAAGACTTTGTAGACTACACCGCGGTGTCAGCATTGAAAGAAATTGGTATCAAATATCAAAGCAGTGCGCCCAAGAGCACACCTATTCCGTGGTTCAACAAACATGTGGATACCAGCAAAAAACAAACTGCACTGCAAGAGAACGAATCAACTAACTATGTTATCGGAGTCATGAGTGACAGCATTGACTACGATCAATTACCTAACCTTTAAGGAACACCATAAAAGCATTTGTGCTTAAATGGAGTTGATATGTATTATCTAAGAACACCACTATTAGATGTCCCGCAGCATTTGCTGGACAAAATTGTCAACGCTATAGAAGACAAAAATTTAATCCCAACCAACATGCAAGAATATTCAGAATTCTATTCTTTAGAAGGATTTTCTTTTGATGCTAACTTGCACAATGAAATTATGAATCACAGCAATTACTGTGACTTTTTTTCACTGGTTCCTGATGAACCTAAGTTGACATTGGTTATTGCAAAATCTAAAAACAATTTTCCTATTCATTCGGACAATTTAAAAAGATCAAGTCTAACTTGTTGCATAAAAGGAAATTACGAATTATCATGGTATGTGCCAGATGCAGAACTCAGCGAGAGAGTTATAATCAAAGCTGGGGAACCGCCTTTATATAGTAATGTGCTTAACCCCAATACTCACAAATTGTATATCGATAACAAGATAATAAAGAAAGACAGCGTGATGTTGAATTCATGTGAATCAATATTGTTCAATCACAATACTTACCATACTGTCTGCGGTAAAGATATTGATATGACGTTGATACAATTTGGTTTCTTAAATATTACACAGCAAGAGCTTGAAAATATCTACAACAAATGGAAATTAGAAAAGGAAAATAAATGAAAGCAATAGTATGGTCCAAAGACCAATGCCCTTACTGCGATCAGGCCAAAGCACTGTTGAAATCACGCAACATTGAATTTGAAGAACGCAACGTGAGCCAAGATTGGACACGTGAACAACTATTAGAAGCAGTACCAAATGCTCGCACCGTACCTCAGATCTTCTTAGATGAAGAGCTAGTGGGAGGGTTCAATGAACTCAGAAAACGTCTTACCACAGAAAGTTTATAATGAAATTATCCGTCAGTACAGGTCAAGTTTATACCTTTAAATTAAACTCAGGAGAAGAACTCATTGCCAAAGTGTCAGACACATCATCTGATGACTGGATCAGCATTGAACACCCAGTTAGCGTGGCACCCGGTCCGCAAGGCATGGGACTGGTGCCCAGTTTGTTCACAGCCGATCCTGACGAAAAACTACGGCTAAATACTGCCAGTATAAGTCTTTATGCACTGACTGATGATCCGGTCAAAATGAAGTACATTGAAGCAACCACAGGTATTAAGGTACCAGATAAAAAAATCATACTAGGATAAAATGCCAGCAGTACAACGTGTAGGAGACAGTGATTCGGGTGGTGGAGTAATTACCAGCGGATTCAGTTCTGTGCGAATTAATAATCGTATTGTGTCTGTGAATGGCAGCCCAGTTAGTCCACATAGTTCAGATCCTGTACATGTTCCGGTGACCACTGGTGGTGTTGCTAGTGTCAGGGCCGGCGGAATACCAATCAATGTGACTGGTAATCCAGACACTTGTGGACATGCTAGAACTGGCGGCAGCGAAAATGTAAATATTGGTTAATATGGCCGCCAGTATTTTAACCCCGTTACAGCTCACAGCCGCCGCTGCCTTGCTGAACAATCAAGGATTGAAAACATTACCTACAGCATTGGCCGCCGCAATATCACAATACAATTCGTTTACCATAATTGCAGCGATTACCGGCGCTATTAACAACGCAGCAGGCACCACATGGTGTTCGGACGCTACACTGACTAGTCTTGAAACCATACGCGGAACAGGAACAGGATGCCCTGCACTAGGCGACAGCATACCAGCAGCATACACCACATTGACACCAGTCGATAATCCTTCAGGATTAACCGGATTGGTTTCACAAACTGCCAACTACTATCTGGGATACGGAGACAGTGGTAGATTTGCACAAGGGTTCATGGCTGTGCAAGCATTTATCAATACTACCAACAGTTACATCAATACCTCAATCAATGCTCCAACATATCTTGGACCCAGCTTCAGTAGCATGAACAGTTTGACCACTGCAGATATTACCACAGTCAATTCTGATCTTGGACGGTTTGGCACAGACTTGGCCAAACAAGGGCAATTGACCAATTTAAACAATTTAGAACTGTATGGAACACCAGCCGGATTACTACAACAAATTAGTGCAGTGGCAGGAATCTCCAATGCCACTGTGCCGGCTATACAAAATGCATTGACCGCGGTGGGGTTGACTGCTACAGATATTCAAAATCTCGTGAGCGATAATCGGGTTGGGTTGTTCAACCCCGACGGCATTACCAACAATGAATTTGATCAATTGCAACTGCAAGCATACAATGCCATGACCATGGTGTCAGGTGATGACCTTGCACAGATATTGAGCATATTAGATGTGACCACACCCAATATAAATTCATTAGGTGATTTGTTAGATCCTAAGAAAATATTTCCGTTAAGTTATCTTACCTTACAAACTCCCAGTCCGACTGGACCAATACCAATATTCAATACCAATGGTAGTTTGAATTCCTTAGTGCAGCCCATAGTCAATTCTTATTTGCCTACTGCATCAGGTTGCGACGAGTTGGGAAAAATTATACCACCTGGTGACGCTGTG